CTAACCTGCCAGTCAGTAGTCTTATTGTACTCTGAGGTATTTTCAATTTTCAACATCCACGTTTTTTATTATACAGGAAGCTCCTTCCTATTTTTAAAAGGAGAGACGACATCAGTTCTCTTCCATCTGATGTCGTCTCTGGTTGTATCTCGCGGCATCTTCCCGCCGCTTTTCGTAATACTCTTTCAATTTTTCCTGTTCGAATGCCTGTTTTTCTTCCTCGAACAGCGTCGGATAATACTCCCATGGTTCCGGAAGCGGATCATCCTTCTGCAATGCGACATACCGCGCGGTTACTTCTGCCTGCAGGAAGGACAGTCCTACCTGCCGCTTGAATTTCCGGCGTTCCCTCCGATGGTAACTCGCCATCAGATCCGCGATCTCCAGCGGTGACAGCTCCCAGAAGAGCGCCGGGCGGATGCCGCAGTCCAGCGCCTGTTCATACAGTTCATCCAGATCATCGGAGACAAGCGTTACATCATTTCTTCTGCTGCTTCCAGATTCTTCATGAGGTCGTCCGCCTGATCCTGCGGGAAAAAACCAGAAACCACCATTGTCGGCATAATGATCTGAGAATAGAAAGTGATCTGATCGCCACCGTCCTCAGTCCATTTGTCATACATTTTCCGAACATCCTCGTATTTCAGTTTGTGCGTCCATGGGGTCGCTGCCGCCTGCACTACAGTAAGCATGACAGACAGCGGCGGGATATCACCGCCAGCAACCAGATTCATGACATTCATTTTGTATTTATTTTCCAGAGTCTCGATCATTCTGGTATTCAGCTTCAGACTCAGTTTTCTGTCCCCTACTTCCCAGTAGTGAAACGGCCGTCTTTTCGGCTTTTTCTCCTCGATGCTTGTGATTTTGTCGGATTTTTCTTTCTCCTCTACACCGATTTCTTCATCAATGCCGCCAGCAAATTCGCTCATTTATGTACCCTCTCTTTCTTCGCTTCTTTACGATGGATCCGTCCAGGTAAGATCACTCTGTACCAGCATAGTCAGTTCGAACTCAACCACACCATTGATACCACCACCGGTACGCTTTACGGAAACGTACGCGCTGAAGCTGCACTTTGTACCGTCCGCTGCCGTTTCCTGGAAATCCAGCAGATCCTTGTTCTCCTGCGCAGTTCTCATGAGCCGATACGGAGAAGTAGCTTTTGTATTGTCGTATTTGAATTTATAAGTCATTTCCGGCAGATCGCCGATTCCCTGCTCATATACTTTGTGAGTATCTGTCAGGCAGGTGTTGTCCACCTTCTCGGCCTCCACTCCAATCTCCGGAATCTCTTTCAGACCTGGAAGATCTGTGTAGGTACTTTCTGCCGCACCGTGTTTCTTGTATCCTAATTTTGCACCATTTGCTAACATATTTGCTCCTTTCCTAAGCCGGCCAGAATACCTGCTCCGACTCCATATCGATAATTCCTTCGTAACGCATCACTTTGTGCTTCATACCGGATGGATCCGGCGTGTCCTGACAGAGGATGCGCACAAGACCGAGCTTCGACAGCGCCGCATCTACCTGCATGGCAGCTTCGGAAGTAGACCTGTTGTTCCAGATGTCAACCCGGTACCGAACGTAGGCTTTCTCTTCCTTGTCCGTGCGCTCGTAGACCTTGTTATCCTCTTCTGTGTACTGCACCGCAGGCAGTGCTGCCCAGTCTTTCGGGTACTGGTCCGTTACATTCTCAAATACGGCATCCAGCGCCGCATATACCTGATCTTTTACGTTCTTCAAAACTGTTTTCTCAGCTCCTCTCGTATCACCTGCTCAATCTGTTTCTCATTGTTCTTCAGTGCCGGATACATAAAAGGCTGCGCAGGCTGGCCGGTACACTGATAAAATCGCCCTTCCGGTGTATCAATGTAAAACCAGCCATATTTTTCCGCGGTTGCCCGATCCACCTCATTCGGGCCGCTGCCTTCGTGGATCCACCAGGGTGATTGTGTATAAACCGGCGTTGTGTCCGGTGAAATTCCTTCGTGGTTCTCCTGGCCTTTCGGACCGGTGCCAAATTCCACATATGGACCATATTTCTTATCTGTATAACAGATGCCGGTTACATTCAGGCCTTCTGCTTCTACTACGGTGAAAATACTTCCCCGCAGTTCGCCGTGATCCACCGGACATTCCGCCCGCGCCGCAGACTGTACCAGCTTGATTCCCTTCGAAATCGCTTTGCTGATCTCAAGCTCCGAGGCATTTTTCAGCATCTCTGTTACATCTTTCGTTCCAAGAATCATAACTTTTCCACCTCCAGTGTCAGATAGCGATAGGGGTAGATGGCAATTACCTTGTAATCCGGCTGATCCCCGTTGATGCAGATACCGTCATTCACGGAAATTGTCGGTCCGTCTGCCACTGTATACGAAAGTTTTCCGTTCTTCCCGGAATTCTCCGTGTATGTCCCGTCAATCCGAAGATTGCGGATATTCGGCAGGCGTATTCCATACATTTCGCTCTGGATCCGCCCGCCGGCAGCCCACATTTCCGCCCGGAAGGGAACGGCAGAACCATATTCGATGTAGGTTCCGCCCTCGTTATCCTTTTTCTGTTCAAGAGGACAGTGTTTCAGCTCCACCAGCCTGCTTCTTTTCAGCCTCAAATGTTTTCCCTCCTACTCTTGCCAGCCGGTACCGGTTCAGCACATCGTAGATCTGCTTTGGAGCATCGTTGAATGTGTAGCTTTCCCCGGATCCTGTGCGCGCCGCTTCCCCTTCTGTTCCCATCCGGTTCAGGGCAATGACTGCCAGATCCCGGACTGCCTTATCCAGGCCGGACACGAGGTGGGTGCGGTTTGTATAGGACAAGACGAAAGCCTCCGCATCCTCTAAGAGGATCTGCAGAAGCTCTTCGTCTTTCTCCCCGGTCATTTTCTTCAGCTTTTCCAGTTCGGTCATTTCAGACCACATCCTTCAGGACTTCCTGCAGCTCCGCTTTTGTCAGTGCGGTTGCACCAGAAATCCCCTTTTCTTTTGCAAGATTTTTTAATTCTTCGGCAGTCATCTCTGAAAGATCTTTTTTTGCGGAAACCTCTGGTCTTTGCATCTTAACAGCTTCTACTCTTGTAAATCCATCGTTCAGGAGCCGTTCTGCCTTGATCCCATCCGCTTCCCTCTCAACGTTTCCTTTTTTTAATCTCATTCCTTTGCCTCCCGAATATTTAAATAGATGGAATCCAGCTTGTTATCCAAAATCCATAAATCATGGAACCGACGGTAATCCATCTGCCATGCATCCATTTTCTGGTTTGTGTTCGGATCAAAAATTCGCATCTTATCCTGTTTGGTAATAGCGAGTGGTGTTGTTGCCGGGGAAATAAAGAAATTCAGGTCTTTTGCTGTAGTTCCCTTCTCATATCCGCCTTTTTCCTGTCCCGCTGCTTTACCATCGTTCACCTTGATTGCCGTATACATACGGTTGGATGGAGTTGGAATAATCGGTACTTTGTCCACAAACGGTACCATGGTATCAATTCCATTCTTCGAAAATGTTCCCATAGTAATTTTTCCCGCAAGTTCGAGTTCCAGCTCCAGAATAAAGTCAGACGTTGCCTGGCATACTAAGGCCCCGTTGTAGCCGTCTCTTACTGCTCTGATTCCTTCTTTCAACTTACGCAGTGCAGAAGTTCCAGTCGTTCCCGGCACATAGGCATATTCAATCATTCCAGCTTTATTCGCCGTGATCGTATCTGTTGCAAGCTTCGAAATACGGTATGCGTCGATTTCCGGTACAACCTGTGTTCTCTGAAACTCTCCCATTACAGCGGCCGCGGTTGTAACAAAATTATTTTCATTAATGTCCATCGAGTCCAACTGGAACTGACGACCACGATCCTGGGTCATCTTTTTGGTTTCATACTCTAAAGTAACAGACCCACGCTGATATCCATTGTCACGATCATAATCTCCCATTCCCTGCACGGTCATTTTCGGAATTTTTACTTCTGCTCCACCATTGTAAATGACCTGCCCTGCATTGGCATCCATCCAGCCTGTAGTTGCTTCCTGAACAGCTACTTTATCTAACATTTTCTGAAACAGTGTAGCTGTCGCTAATGTATTAACTGCCATATTTTTCACTCTCCTTTAAAATTTTCCCATCATCAGGTCATACACCTGCTGTTCCTGGGTCTTCTGTGGATCAGTTCCCGGCGCCTTTTTCGGCGGTTTTCCGCCTTTCAGCTTCTCCTCCACGGCAGCTTCTACTGCTTTCTGAAATACAGCTTTTACTTTCTCCATGGACTTTTTACAGGAATCTGCATCTGTGTAATTGAGCACCTCTGCCAGCTCCTGCGGCAACCCATCACTGGCAAGTGTATTCTTTGCCTCTGCCATCAGTTCTTTTCTGGTAATTGCTGCTTCTCTGTCGGAAAGCTCTTTTTCTTTCTTCTGCCGCTGATACTGCTCTTTCTCTTCTTTCGTCATCTTGGCAAGGCGTTCCGCCTCGGACAGCTTGTCATCGGTCAGTGCCTGCCACTTTTCCTGTGCCTTGGTTACTGCCGTATCAATCGCTTTCTGCACCCGGCGGTCAAATTCTGCCTGATTTCCTTCTCCTTTCAGAAAATCGTCAAATGACGGAAGTTCTGCTCCTCCCTGATCTGCTCCTCCGGCTCCGCCGCCATTGCCTCCATCGGCCCCAGCACCGTCTCCTGCTCCGCCTTCTGCGAAGATCTGCAGATTCATCGGGATTCTGCAATAAAAATGTTTCTTTCTCATGGTTTCGTGTCCTTTCCGCCCAGCCTATTCACTCTCGTGCCCGGGCCATTCGCTGTTGGATTTCCCTGCTTCTTTAACGCCTGGCAGGAAAAAGGCATAAAAATAACACGCATCTCTGCGTGCATTGTTTGTTGGGAATTGCGCCGGCGCAATTAATCTTCGTGAGTAACTTTTACGCCCCACTCCGGAAGAAAATTGATTTCATAATGGTATTTATCTACATCAGCACCGGAAATGTCCTCAACAACGTACATCGTATAATCATTGAGGTACACCAGATCTTTCTGATATTTTCCTTCCGCCGTCTCGATGATGACCTCAAGTTCATTCTCCGAGTTGTTCTGCAAAGAAAAGGTTCCTGTCAGCTCCAGCAGGATCGTGTCGGTTCTGGCATTTAACACTGTGAGTTTGCGGGTTACATTGAAATTGTCGGCTTCCTGTGAAATATTGTTGCTGACTTTATACACCTCGGTGCAACCAGTAAGAAATGCACATAACAGAACAAACACCGCCAACAAGGCCATTACCTTTTTCTTCATCTTTTTTTTCCTATTCATAAATAATTTCCAGTCCGTAGGCTACCGCAGCGTCATGTTCGATTCTGCATCCACGAGCATTCTCCCAGCCTTTGCAGAAATAAACTGCATGACACAAACTCATGTTTTCAAGAGATTTTGCCAGAAAACACAGCGGAATCTGAACAACTCCGCGTTTTTCCATATTCTCATGGCTGTACCATTCGTCTGTGAAAAGCGTATTTACAACTTCAAATCCCTTTTCTTTCAAAGCTTTCATGGCTCTTTCTCTGGTTTCGATAATTTCTTCGTCTGTTTTGCCTCCCATAGGCTGACTCAGCATAGCTTTTTTCATTCTCAAATCCTCCTTTTTAAATTAGGTACAAAAATACCACCGGCCTCTCGACTGGTGGTATTATTCCTTTAACATCTCTGGTGTCCATTTAATGTTTTTTATGCGCTCTTTTTCTTTTTCAATGTCTTTATCGATTTCTTTAATCGTTCGTCCGCTATCAACAATCGGACCGTCATAATACTTGTCACCTGGTTTCATATATATCCCCCTTTTCTTATCAGAGAATTTATATCGTACTCCTTCACTATTTCACATTATTGGATCAGTACCAAAAAACCATCTTTTCTTCCGGCAAGTTCTCCAATTTTGCAAGCCGACGCAATTCGTATTTTACATGAACAGCCCCATATCCTGCACTTTTATGTTCCAAAATCTCGCCGTCTAAAATGCTTATTTTCATAAATCCTTTTGGTTCACGACCTTCAATATAGTAATCTGCAGAAATAGCCTTAGCCGTTTTTCTTATATTTTTTAAGATTACCATAATATTCAGCCACCTCCTTGGGATAATCATATTTTTCAGATGCTCTTCTGTGCGCTTCTAAATGATCTATCGCCGGATTCTCTTCTTTTATCTTCATTTCCAAGAGTTCATGTTCGATCAACGTTCTATCATGCGGTTTAATATCTTTTCCAATCATTAACCGTTGCCAGCTCTGTGCTATTGCACAATCCGGATCAAATCTTCTGCGCATACCGGTTTCCAAATCTACCAAAGACTTATCTTCGAACAAATATGCTTTGATTTTCTTGATGTCAGATTCTTTTTTGCCAAGATTTTGAGATATTTTCTTCGTATCTGTCGAAAAATTTCTTATCTCGTTATAATACATCTTAGCAAACTCTTCGCCTGCATTACTATCAGGATCTGTGATTCTTGCTCCAGATATCATTATATCAGATTTGGATTCTTTTACAATAAGTTCCTTGGATTTCTCCTGATCTTTTACATATTTTCCATACCACTGCTTATAAGTCATATCCCCAGGTACTGTATATGTCTTTCCGGTAACCGGATCTCTTGCCCTTCGCCGCAGATTTCTCAGAATCTCATCTGAAAAATAAGAAATCGTCGTGCAGCGGCACCAGGGATGCATCGGGGGCATATTCACGCCGGGCTTGGCATCTTTGACGGGGAATATCTTCCCATCCAGCGGCGCACAGTCTTCCTGACAGGTCCGCAGATCCAGCGTGGCAAGGTAAACGTATTTTTCTATGCCGCACTCCTCATAGGACTGCAGATCTATCTGCCCAGTAATATAACTGCTTTCTGTCCGGATCAGGCGGCGGGCCTGGTTGCTACCCTGCGCAAATTTCTGCATGATGATCTCGGCCGTTTCCCGCTCTGTGCGACCGGTTACCAAGCTGACCAGCAGCTCTTCTTTCAACGTCTGCGCCAGCGCGCCGGTGTTATTCCAGATTCGCGTGGAATAGTTCTTTCCTGACCATCTGCTTTTCAACAGACGGTCAATCATTTTCTGATCAACCTTGGCGAAAGAAAATCCATATCCAGAGCGCTGCTGAATGTCGAATATTGACTTGTAGTAGGCTTCCTCTGCCAGCGCCGCATAATGTGATATGGAAAGGGCCAGCTCCTGCTGATATACATTCCGCATAATCTGGTCGAGCTGACTCTGGATCTGCTCCAGACGCTCGATTCTCGCCCGATACGCCGGAGCCTCAAGTTTCTGCATGAGCTGCTCCTTTTCGGTGTCTTTGGCACCATGCTGGAGCTTCTGCAGTAATTCCTGTATTGAAGCACGGTCCGTCATCTGACTCAGCAGTTCATAGGCTTCTCTTTCCGAAAGGTTATGTTTTGTCATATACTTCTCGAAAATACCATCAATCTCCTGATTCAGGTACGCCGCCGCTTTCTGATAGAACTTTGCCGCTTCATCTGCCGTCTCTTCGGCACTCTGCATGTATTCCCACATTCTCTGCGCCGCGCGGTTCTTCCAATACTGCTCATTCCTTTTCGTCATGGCTTACATCATCCTCTGCGGATGCTTCCCCTGGCTGATCAGGCTTGGTATTTGGATCATTCCCGAACATTTTCTGTTGATTTTCAAGATTTTCCTGCGTTTCTTTTTCCAATGCATTTAATTCTTCATCCACATCTTCTACAAACGGAATCTGCGACAACAGCGTTCTCCTGCTGACTTTGCCCCACAAATTGGCCACAATCTGTGAAATTTCCAGCAGGTTCTTCGGCAGAGATCTTGTGAATACCATTGTAATCCCCTTTGGATCCACGTTCTTCTGATACAGAGACAGATAACCGCAAAACAGCCGGAGCCGTTTTCGAAGCCCTTTTTTATAGTATCGGGTCTTAATTTTCGTAATGTTCTCCATGCCCAATACCTTAAACTCCATTGCCACGCCAGAGACATTACCGCCAAAGCTTTCATCTGTCATGCAAGGAATATGAGAGAATTTATGGATATCCTGTTCGATTGCCTTTTTCAGCACTTCCACGCCAGTCTCATCGAATGTTCTGGTAAGATATTCTGCTTTTGCTCCATCCGGAACTTCCAGCACCTTTCTCTTTTTCAGATGCTTCATCGCCGCCCCTGCGCCTTCTTTTTTCTCACCATTCTCATCTACTTCATCATCTGCAAGCAATGTTCCATAGATGGCAAGAATCGCATCAATAAACTGCTCCTTATCCGTGATACGATCGCTCATCAACGCATTGTAAGCATCAATGAGTGGAATCTGCAGTTCAAAATCACCAATACCAAGTTTATTGTTCAAATACTCGATGATTGGAATCTCGCACATATAATGTTCCTGCGGCTCTTCTACGGTGATCTGCGGAGCGCTGCTGTCCTCGATATCCAGCTCGTACCGGTATCTTGACGTCAGTATGGTTGCCATGAAATGATCTGACGAAGTTCCAGAATCATCTTTTCTGACATAATAATAGACAGCAAAGAGTTCTCTCTCCTCGATGCTGTCATCTTTTACCATAAATGTATTTTCTGCCGAAAGGTTCTTCGTTACCAGATCATTTTCATTCTCTTTTATATATACGTATTCATACGCAAGCCCATAAATGGAAAGCTCCAGCCCATTGTCTCCGTCGGTTTCATCTGCTCCTGCAGTCTCCAGGGCATCCGTCAGGGCCTTGATATCTCCTTCTGCCTTATATGTTACTGGATTTCCAATAAAATAACTGCTGGCCGTATCAGAAATATCTTTTGCATGGTTACACACCAGTTTATTTTCGCGATCCGCATCTTCCAGAATTCCATGCTGTCCTTTGTAGTAGGCCATATTCTTTTGCATTTGCCCGACAATGCTGATATGCTTGGATATCAACTGGCGGATCATCTGCTTATCCGGTGCCCGCTCATCAAATTTTTCTCTTGGAACTGTAAATGTATACATTATTTTCACCTGCTTATCTCTCGAAGTCTTGCCACTTTACTGCTCAAAACAGTACTTACAAAATAGCGTACTGCATCGCATCCGTGATCATGCTGCTTTACCGGTTTGTCCTCTCCATGCTCGGCTGCCTTATCATCCCATATGTAAGAAGCAAATTCTTTGATTGTTTCCGTACAGGAACTGGAAAAGATCAGCATTTCCAGATTCAGCAGCATACCAACCAGCCGGATTCCATCCAGCACATCATTATTTGCCTTGATTACTTTGTATCCGCGTTTTCGCAGTTCTGCAATAAAAGAAGCGGCCGACGGGTCCACAATCATTGCTTTGATTCTGGTTCCATCCAGCCACTTTTTCAAATCGTCT